TTCAGCTTCTCTAACAACACTCATCCTTTTCCTCCAGTATCAAATTTTGATTTAATAAAATTAAGTTGTTCTTTTGTTAGAATTTTCAAAGCCTGTTTTGCCTTCTCATTACTATAACCATAATAACGTTTGACATAATCTAGATCTTTGATCTTATCTTGTCGGAGCCAGGGAGAAAATCTCTTCTTTTTCCTCACAATATTTATAAAGAAGTCGTATTGTAATTTTTTAGGAAGGAAATTATACTTATTCATCTCATTGACAAACATCAAAGTATCAAGATGTCCAGAGAAACAACGATTGATAATATAAGGAGGATATTCTTTTTCGAGTGAAGGGTCTTCATCAATCAAATGCTTCTTAGTTTGATTGATAGAGTTGAGCCAGTCTTTCAGTTCAGTCATAAAGTAGAAGGTCAAGAACGTTTACAGTTTCTTTTTCGGTAGGATAATTGGTGACAAGAAGTTCTGTCTTTACATTCTCATCAGTTCCTTTCTCACCACGATGTGCCATGGAATATCGAAGTTTCCATTCACGCAAATGATAATCTTTATACAGTTCCAATAACCTATCATTCACATTATAGGTAATCATAAACTCATGTGGACACTTATACACATCTTCGGCAAACTTATCATGGTCAAAGAACTTATGCATCTCACGGTCCTTACCATAAAGGAAGTCTTTGATATCATAAGGTGGATCAAGAAATACGAATACATTCTCGCCAGGAGCATTCATAACCTCCGAGTAATCAATATTTGTAATCTTCCATTTCTCTGTAAGTTGAGAATACTTCTTTAGTTTCTCAATACCAACAAAAGAAAAATTAGAACGAGAAGCAGTTTTAGAAAAAGTGCTATTCTCGGTCAGACCAGAAAAACTACACTTGTTTAGAACAAAGAAACTTATGGCACGGTCAAGTCCATCCTGACTATTGATATCGTCCAGTGTTTGATTAAAGAGTTCTTTATGTGCCGCATCCTTATCATCCTGAGATTGATAGTTTGATACTCTTGATTTAATCTCATTCAGACGATTAGATAATTCTTCACCATTATCCCTCAACTGAACCCAGAAGTTATAGAGTGTCACATACTTATCATTGATCCATATAGGGACATCTGGGTATGCCTGAGTTGCATAAAATGCCACAGAACCACCACCAATAAATGGCTCACGATATTCTTTAAAGTCTTCAGGAAACCATGGAGCCAATGTCTTTGTTGCCTTAGACTTACCACCAGGATATCTTAGACAAGTTTTAAGAGGAAAGGTTTTCATAATCACGAGGATGATATTTCAAATATTCCCAGAAGGTCAATTTCATTTCCTTCTGAGTCATACCACAATGTTTTGCGGCAGTAGGTAAGTTCATTGTAGCACGAAAAAGTGCTTCATTTGCTTCCTTTACATTCTGGGGAGTAGTTTTGACTTTCTCCTCCACCAGTTTGCTTTTATCAATTTTTAGTAGTCCCATCAGAAAGTCTTAGCAGTATCTAAAAGTTCTGTAAGGTAATCTTGAAAACTCAGTGTGCTTTCTGCCATTATCCTATATCCAGTTCCAACATATAGTTGTCCCAGTAAAACTGATGCTGTAGCAGTTCCCCAAAAGATATAGTAGAACTTGGACTTAACTTGACATTTCTTAGTTTGTTTCATCGTAAGTAATAATAATTTTTTTAGTGATTTTACCCGTGTTATCATATGTAGAAGCATACTCTAACTTTCCTTTTAGAATCGAAACAACATTATTGAGTTGTTGCTCTACAATAGATTTCAATTCCTCCTCTGGTATTTCTTTTTTAGTACTTGATCCCGGTTCATTAAATCCTTCCATTTTCAAACTCCTTTACTAAACGTTCTGATTGTTTTTTATCAATTCCGCAAGGTGCATTTCTCAAACAAATTAAAATACACTCAGTATCACTGATAGTTGGTTTAATTGTAAATCCCCACTTATCAAGTTTACCTTCGGTGGGTGCTTCGCATGGGTCGAATTCATGTGGCATTATTCAACTCCTTTAGGAAAACTTTCAATTTCAGTCAATTCATAATACCAATCCTCCATTACAGTATTGGCGAGAAATCTACCACTCAGTCTAGTTACTTCTTCTGCGGCATACTCTTTATTAGGTGCCTCAATCCAGATGTCAATGACCTTACCTAACCTCAACTTTTTAATTTCCAGTTCAGACAATCTCTTACAGGCATCTCTCACAGCATTACCAGGAGAGTCATCGACCTGTGATCGTAGACGAATGAATACTAGTGCCTTAAACTTCATGGTCGTTCCACCTCTCATCAAGTGCTTCATTAACAATATCCTTTAATTCTCTACGTTCTTCAGGTGTAAAGATTGTACGATGCTTTACTGGCATGGGAGCATAACTACTTGGTTTCTTTGATTTACCAGGAAGACTCATGCCTTGTGTATCAATTTTATCTTGTCTCATTTGTAATAACTCAATGAACCATTCCATTTAATTTATATTTTCAGATAAATTGTTAATTACCATAGGAAGTAAACGATGTTCTGCTCTCTGAACTCTGTGATGTAAGGTCTCTTCCGTATCTCCTACACAAATAGGAACAGAAGAAGAATCAATACATCCTCCAGAATCTAACTCTTCAGTCACATAATGAACTGTACATCCAGTGATTTTATCACCACTATCTAATGCCTGCTTAACGGCATTAAGACCTTTATACTTTGGAAGTAATGATGGATGAATATTAATTATCTTATTCGGAAAAGCATGAATCAATCCTGGTGTAACAATCTTCATCCAACCTGCAAGAACTACTAAATCAACTTTGTGTCTATTAAGTTTATCAATGATTTTTTGTTCATCAATACTCTTAATACGACAGTTGGGAATGCCCAATCGGTCTGCCCTTTCTTGAGCACCACATCCTTTGATATTGTAGATCATAACTACAACTTCATGGTCTGGACAATTCTCAACAATGTTCTCAAAGTTAGTTCCGTTTCCAGAACACATGACTCCAATTCTCATTTAAGTCACAGAACCAGTTTTTTAGAGTTTGGAGTAATCAACTTACTACCAAACATTTCATTATACTTCTTACAGACATCTTCCTGAACCTCTGCGACATATACGACATGAGTTTTAGAAATCGTAATCTCCGGTTTGTCCTTACTAATCACAGTTGCCCATGGAGCAAATCCAACACCATTATTAGTTGGAAGAACTACAAGACCATTTTGGACTGTAATAGAAGCAGCATTCTCATCTATGAGTTCTGCGATAACTTCTTCACCAGTCACAATTCGTAGCAGTTTTACATCAATCATTTAAATTCACACTCCATACGTTATAGTTATAATGAAAATATGCATTGGCAACCATACCAGCCATAGTCAACCAATAGACCATAATAAGGGCCATACCAATTTTAGTTGGAATACTTGTCATTGGAACTCACACTCCACTAACAACTTTTTTATTATATCCAATATAAGTTTCACCTTTAGATTCTATAATTTTTCTCTTATTTGCATTGTTTCCTTCCCAATGCTTAACAGATTCTCTAGCATTATGTATCGGTGTACAATATTCCAGATTACTGATATTATTATTATGAGGATCATGATCAATATGATTGATGAATAAACAATCAGTAATAAAATTTTTAATTTCTATTGGTGTTTGATCCCATACATGTTTTATCTGTTCTGGAGGATAATCATTAACTGGTCTCCAAGTTTGCATCACTACCTGATGAACTGGAACACTTAAAACTTGTCTTTGATTCTTTCCAGTTGATCTATATTCATAATCATAAAAATTAGGAGGGATTCTTAAATGAAAATACCTATGCATCTTTGAGGTAGATGGGGAAAGAAGTCTTAAATTATCAATTATCTCTTGACCTTCAGCAACTTCTCTCCCTCTACCCATTCCTTTACCACAAAAAGCACTATATGCATTACCACTCTCTGCAATATAGTATCCTGGAATAGTTTTTTTCTTATAAACCACTGGACGAATTGGTTCTGGAAATTTAAATACCTTTAACCCAAAGGGAGTTTCTATTTTCCACTCCAAATAAGGAGTGATTATATAATTATCGTCCACCCAATATTCTTCAATTTTTAATCCATACCTATTCAACCCTTTAGATAAATTTTCTCTCACTCTATCTCTGGCAAGAGTGCATTGTGCAACTTCAGATCTTTTTTTTCTTTGATGAAATCTCCTTTTCATTTGAAGTTACACTCCACCATTATTTCAGTCAAACAGGCAAGTAAGTTTATTTCCTGGTCCGCCACAAATGCCATTTGATACTGATACTTAGCAAGGACAAGCACAGCAGCAGGAATACTATTCGGAACCAAGGAATCATAACAAGCATCGTAAATACGACGCAACAGGACAGTAGTATCATTGTCCAGGTTATTGACAACCCATTTACGTACTTCGGGAAAATTCTTCTCTTTAAGGTTTTTAACCAGTTCATTGACGGCAACATCTGAAAAAGTGGCAAGAATACCAGAGTCGATTTTCCCACTTACGGAATATCTTTGGCATTCATTAAGAACACGTCTCCAATCAGGAAAGTGCTTATTGATTAATTCTACCAGGACCTTGTTATCATATTCAACACCTTCTGCATCCAAGATTTGTTGGATGCGTTTGAAGAACTGTGCTGCGATTCCTTGACGTTCTTTTCCTTTGATTCCAAATTCAACGACGGCACATCGGGAATGGAGGGGTTCAAGGATTTTGTTTTTGTAGTTACAGGTGAAGATGAATCTGCAATTGCCAGCGAACTCCTCAATAAACGCCCGTAAGAGGAGTTGTACATCATTGGATGTGTTATCTGCCTCATCAATGATGATGACTTTGTGTTTAGAATCTGACGTAAGTGATACGGTCGAAGCAAAGTTTTTCGCATTATTTCTGACGGTATCAAGGAATCGTCCTTCATCGGATCCGTTGATGACATATACATCTACTCCAAGTTCGTTACATAGTGCTTTTGCCACTGTTGTTTTACCGATGCCTGGAGGACCGGCAAGTAGCATATTAGGAATCTCTCCTTTATCTAGGAAAGATTGAAAGGTCTTCTTTGTACTCTCAGGGAGAATACATTCTTCAATAGTTTGTGGTCGATACTTCTCAACCCAGATGAAGTTGCTCATAATCAAATTTCACCAAGTTTCATACTTTTCATTTCATAATGTTTATATTCACCATCCTTATCAACTTTATCTTCACATCTAATATAAAAGATAATGTTAGTACCACTCGAAAGTTGTTCTTCAATTCCTTCCATAGTTCTATACTTTCCAGTTCTCAGTTTTTCTGGGAGTGAATTAGTTGCATCTTCAAGAGTTTTTATTTGTTCTTGTGTTAGTTCATTCATAATCAAATCTACTTGTCCTTTAGTATACCACAACCTTTCGGTTCTATGTTCAAATCCATACCTTGTCCTTGATTATCTGTCCTTGGACTACCTTCGTTTTTCTTTTTAGTTTTTTGAAATGTCACTCTCTCATATCTGTTAGCAAATATATCAGGACACCAATAGGTCACAATCCAATTAACGGTAGGATTTAGTTCCATATGTTTTTCAACATTATGTTTCATAATACCTATTTGGATATATCCATCATGCATAATACATCCACCATCTTCCAATTCGTAAAGGTAAAGTGTTTTTATTTTATCTTCTTTCACTTTATACCCATTCAGGTTTACGATTTGGTAATTTTAAGTAATTCTTAGATACCCATGGTTTAGAAGCAATGTACATTTTGTACGCTTCAATTGTACTTATACTTGTATCAAACTTAAACTCTTCAGGCATGGCACGAACAAATGGAGTAAGTTTTGATCGATGAATAGCATCTAATGGAAAGATTTTATTTGCATGTGCAAGAGTATGAAGACATGAATGAATTTTTCCATATCGATTAGAATACTCCTCACATAATGCAAGACCGTGCCGGATCAACCATCGGGCATTTGCAGCAGTCTCATTTGCCCATACTGTGCAGGGGTGATTGCGGAAAGCACCCTTATCGGTCGCATATGGGGTTCCATCGGTCTTTGGAAGAGTTCCATACCCATGCCCCCATTTGTCTGAGGCAACAATAGAGAGCATCTGACAGCACTCTAGAGGCATCTTGACGATGTGCTTATCAGGAAGAACCTGAGCAGACTTGACCGGACTTTCGTCCGTCACAAAGATATTCATGTTAAGAGTTTGCTAAAACTGATTGCCAGTAGGAACATAAGCATTATAACGACATCCCAAGATTTTGTCCTTATAAAGTAAGGAACTGAAATCATATCAGCAACGAAGTGCAACATCACTCCAAGAGTTATATTGATATGAAGAACGACAAAGTATGCAGTAATCACTAGGATACTACCAGTTATTCTCATTGGGACATCAACTTTAATCATTTTAAAGGTCGAGTAAAGATTTCAGATACAATATCTGTTGCACCCATTGCTTCATACATGTATGTGGCACCTGATCTGGGATTTGTATGATCTCCACAGGTAAACACATCACATACTGCCATACCATTCTCCGGCCATGTATGAATACTAATGTGAGACTCGGCAAGAAGTGCTACGGCAGTTACACCATGAGGTTCAAACTTATGTGATGAAATATCTATTAATGTGCTTTCAGATAATGTTGCAGCATTTGAAAGCACATTACGAATATGTGCTTCATCATTTAGTAATCCATATGGACACCCCTTAAGGGTAAAGAGAATGTGTCTCATCCGAATGTCGAATCAGGTTCCAGAGCAATATAATACTTGAGATTGTGCTGTGTATTCGTGAATTGTGACAAAAGTTTAGAAGATACTACTACCTCATAAGCACCAGGAATAATTTTGATGTTTTCTACCTTAAAGTTAAACTCAAAATCATCACTGGTCTCACCAACAACAATGGCATACTCATTAGAAGTATCATTTTTCTTATCACGAACCACCAGTTTGATAACACCATTCTCACCAATTGCAGACATATCAGGAAGTTGATATACTGCTGCTGCTTTCGTCAATTTTTCAAGTGTTACACTATCCAACTGAAAACATACATCTTGAGATGGCAATGTAATCTCCTTCTCTGGGGGAGCAATAATTACATTCGGGTCAGCAAAGAAATACTTCACACGACGCTTGCCTTCTTTGATACTCAAGTAACTGTCTTGATTAAAGTCAAGGTCAGGATCCTGATGAAGACTCAATCCATTCAAAAACTGGTTGAGATCATAGATGGCAAAGTCCCGTGGAAAATCTTCTTTGATTTCTGCTTCGGCAAGAATATTCTTTGCCACAGAGATAGTGCGAAGTTTATTACCTTGCTTTACAAGAATAGAATTGTTAATACCCGCAAAGTTCTTGAGGATAGCAAGTGCGTTGTCAGACAGTTTCATTGTTTGTTCTTTGAGTTTCATTATTATTGAGGGTAGGTTTCACGTTTTGCATTCTTATCATTGAAATGCATTAGAAGAACAGCATAGTGGAGGATCTTCATTATATCACGACGTGCCGTACCTTTCTTATCATATCGTGATGCATACTTAAGAATATTAGATCTACAGAATGGTTCACCATCTCCACAAGCTTCAATCAAATCCAGTGTTTGAATTTTATCATCACCAGCAGAATAATGCTGTCTATAAGTTCCTCTAATATACTCAAGAAGTTCTTTTACAATCTCCTCTTCATTATATTTGAACGGAGTTGCTGAAGTTGGAATAAAATCAATAGGACTTTGTTGCTTATTAAAATTAATGTGGTCATCCATTTTTAAAATTTCATCGTATAGCATGGACCAAGAGTTAGTCATAACTTATTATATCAGTTAATCTCCTGACCGTCAATCGGCATCACAAAGTCGGCATCCACTTTGTCATAGAGTTCCAAGAATGATTGTTTGGTCTCATCATCAAAACGACTTACACAAACTTGGATTGCTTTTGCCTTATCTTTGAAGATGCTGAAAGCACGGATGATGTGAACCAAACGACGGGTGCTGATGATTTCGTCAATACCACCATCATAGAAAGTTTTACGAATAATGTCTGCCCAGTCAACAAGACGTTTGCAGAAGTCACGATCTTCCACTCCAAGATCCAAAGCAATACCCTCAAGGATTTTCTGTTCAGTCGCAGGAGTTGGATATGACTGCTCAAAGGTTACTGGGAAACGCTCAAGGAATGCTTCGTTGAGAACATTAGTGCCGATAAAACGACCATCTTCAGAACCTTTACCTTTTGTATTGGCAGTAGCAAATACATTGAAACCTTTTGTTGGTTTTACATACCTACCAATTTTCTTCAGGAACACACCTTTACCTTCAAGGATGGACTGGAGACAGAGGATTTTATTGCTAGCAAGGTCAACTTCATCGAGTAGCAAGATTGCTCCACGTTCGAGTGCTTCAATGACAGGTCCGTTATGCCAAACAGTTGCCCCATCGACAAGACGGAAACCACCAATAAGATCGTCTTCATCAGTCTCAATAGTAATGTTTACACGAATAAGTTCACGTCCAAGTTGAGCACAAGCTTGCTCTACAGATAACGTTTTACCATTACCCGAAAGACCCGTAATGAACGTTGGGTAAAAAAGACGGGACTGAATAATTTTTTTAAGATCACCAAAGTTACCAAACTTGACGAAAGTATCATCTTTATCAGGAATTAAATTTTGCTCAACAGTGGGCATGGCAGGAGGTGCCTGATATGTTTGCTCAAGTTTTTCCTGAATGGTCAGGTTCCACTTACCACGTCCAACTTTATAATCAGCAATTTTATTCGTAACTGTCTGATAGTTAGATCCATTCATTGCACACCAAGCACGAATATCAGCACCAGTTACGGACTCTCCATAAAGTTCCTGTAATGAAGTGACGATGTATTCAGCAGAAAGAGACATGATCTTGTTTTGTTGGTTTCAACTGAAGTTATTATACAAGAAAAAAGGGGTCTTGACGACCCCCGATGGACAGTTTAAGAATTGGTCAGATGCTCTTTCAACTCTTTAATCAATTTTCTGCGAGAATGTCTCCTGTCAAGTTCAATACCAACAGTTCTACCATACTCTTCAAGTTCATCCTTACTCATTTCATCGATAGAAACATCACTCTCATATGGAAAAGTTTCAACAACTTCTTCCACAGCAATGGGATCAAGAGCAATTGCTTCTACAGGTTCTGAAGGAACTGCAACTGGAGTAGGTTGTGCAGGTGCTGCTGGAGCTGGTGCCGGAGTTTTTCCTCCTATTAAATCTCCAAATCTAGACATTCTTAATACCTATTATTATAGAAATATTTATCAGGCAACAAGTCCCACAAACTCATTTAGAATTTTCTTATTCATTTTTTTATTCTTCAAACTCTTCATAAAAGATTTTTTGATTTGAGTTTTGGAAGCATCTTCTGATACATCAAATTCCGATTCACCTGCAAGAGTTGTTGCCGAAAGTGCAATATAAGAATGATAACCAGAATTTTTGATAGCAAATGATCTCTCTTTTTTCCATTGGTTTTGTATTTGCTCTTTTAATTTATATTCGCCCCAAGTGTAACGACTAATAAAACGATTAGAATCACGAGACTCAAGAACACGAATACCAATAAAATTAGTGTCAGTAAAATTGTCTCTCAAATTTTGAATCAAAATGTCAGTGTAGTCATCCCACATAGAATTCAAAGAATAAGTGTTTCCCGTTTTACGATCACGGAGATAGCAATTATCACCAATTCTTCCAAGTCCAATAAAAGGTTCATACTCCCAAGATCTTTGAATCTCACGATGATAAGTAAGTCCATAACCCTCACCATCAGTCAATACGACACACTGAACTTTTTGAACTTTAGTATTTTTCTTAAACTGTGGAATAATTTGGTGAAGTGCAATCATCGTCTCATTCAAGGGAGTTCCGGACAATCCCATTCCAACAGGGATAGGATACCTTCCACCAAAAGTAATATATTGTGCAAGACGGAACATATTCTTCAATTGTTTTTCCAAAGTTTTAGAATTAACTTTGTGTGACAAAATGTTCATCAAAGAAAACTGTTCTCCAACCTGCATCAAACCATCTTTTTTCTCATATGGTCTTTTACGACAAAGTTGTTCTCCATCATCACTTACTAATGGATACTCATTCGTGAATGCATATACCTCAAATGGAATAGAAACTTTCTTACAGAACCAGACAAGATTGAATAACTGTTTCATAGTATCCATCATTACATGGGTCATCGAACCAGACCAATCGAGAATAAAAATCAATCCATGATCTTTACCATCGGCAAGTGTGGTTACTTTCTTAAACAAGTCTTCGTTGTATTTGTAGGTGTGGAGTTTAGAGCAGTCCAGAACTCCAGTGCGACTAGTAGTAGCACGAGCATAGCTATTAGCAGATTTTCTACATTCGAATTCTTTGACAAGATAATTTACCTCTTTCTGTGCTGATTTTTTAAATTTCAGAAACTCACCATCAACATAATCAAACAGATAAGGATCATTTGGATTGTCCCAGAGTTCATCACATCTCTCATGTATCTCTTTATTTGGAACAATAATATCATCAAGATTAACTTGAGGAAGTTCTACATAAACATTCTCAATTCCATCCATTGATGCAAGATTTTTGATTGCATCCTGCAACGAATCCATCGTATCGACTTTAGGTTCAGGATTAGTTTCTCCACCCTGACGAACATGCTCGGTGTCTTGCTCGGCAACATGCTCGGTGTCTTGCTCGGTATCAGCAGATTCTCCAGGTTGCTGTTGCTCCATAGAGTTATCAGACTGCTCTTCGGATGAACCAGAACTTTGCGATTCTAATGAATCCATATCAGTCTTGGTTTCTGTATTCATCTGATCCTGACAATACTTATAGAGTGCCTGTGCCGCAATCAGAACATCATCAAAATCTTCACAACCTTCGATCATGCGAACGATAGGCATCTCTACATATTCACCAAAAGGAATATCAACAAAGTTTCCAATCTTAAAGTGAAGATTTACACGGTCGGCAAGATTCATCTTACTTACATCTTCACACTCAACACCAAAGAAGTCCTCATCGGCAAGAACATTATATCCTTTATAGAAGGTCTTAGAGATGCCAGCATAACGACGCTTCATCAGTTTTTCAATGCGAGCATCCTCCACCACATTCACAAACTGTGGAGGAATCTTATATTCTTTTATCCAATCACGATCTGGTGTATAAAGTGCATGTCCCACTTCATGTGCCACCAACATATCATATATCTCATTACCTGCCTTATCCCAATTCGGCAGTGTCAGCACACGAGTATGAACATTGAAACATGCAGTCTCAACATTTTTGTTCTCTACCACAAGGTCTTCGGTGGCAAGAAGTTTGGCAAGTTGAGATTTGATTTCGTGCCTGACGGTCATTGGTTTGATGCGTATGAATGTAGTATACAATAAAAAACCACCCCTGTGAGGAGGTGGTGGTCAGTTTGGGAAGTGGTTATCGTATCAAGTAAAGATACGATCAGTGATATCGGGGTTCCCTGTGGCAGAATATGCGTGATGAACCTCATTGGGTTTATACACATTAGCACGATGACCATATGTTTCTGCCAGAAGATGTGCCATAGCAACCGCTTCTATCCAAAGTTCAGTTTGACAAGTATAAAAAACTTGAGATGGACTGAAGCATTTGACTGAAAAAAGAGAAGTCATCAGTTCGTTTCGTATGAACGTATTATACAAAAGAACCCTGCTTTTTGGGCAGGGTCATGTGACAGTTTTTGAAGTGTCTCAGTGCCTCCTTTCGAGAACGCATTGCCTGAGGTTTCAGTTTTCGTTTCTGCTCCTTCTTGGAGTGATGGTATCTATTTGGGACTTGCATTGTTCTTTGATGTATCAGGACATCATACGTGAAAAACCTTTGACTTTCTCAAACCTTATGACACTTTGGAATTTGTCATGTAAGTCTGACTTATGAGAGATGACGAATATATTAGCATCTTTTATGACATAACGAATAATTTTTAGGAACTCTTCGGTTCCAAATCCATCGAGTGAAGAGTCAAATACTTCGTCCATAATCAACAGGTTAGTGTTTACGGAATTTTTGAGTCTCGCAACTTCTCTCCAAGTGA